TTTGCCCTTTGGAATTAATTCATCTAGTTTGGCAGGTTATACGATTAATAATCAATGCACATCATATGATTTTAATATAAATATGTATTCTACAAAAGAAAACATGCCTGTAAAATTAACAAGCCTTGATTTGAGTTATTATTATTATTCTGGTCCAGCAAAAACAATGCATATTAAGATATATCAGTCAGTATAAAACATTGATGTATTATGAAATCCCAGAGATAAACTAAATAAAAAGACGGATATTAAATCCGTCTTTCTTTTTATTCCCAATTTACAATATTGCTTTTCCTTTTTCTTTTTGGTGGCATTTTTGCCCAAATTAGAAAGTCTCTCGCACGAGTAGCTGCGACGTAGCACAGGCGCGCTTCTTCATCATTGTAAGCTCGTATATTATATGATAACACACACGGCGCTTCCATGCCTTTTGCGCTATGTGCAGTAAGCACCTTAACAGTATTCTCTTTTAGTTTCTTTTCAATCTGTGAATTAGTTAGATCTGATTGTTTAAATGTATCTGTTGGTATATCCTTTTTATTAAATAAAAATTGGAAAAGTTCTATATCTTTATTTGTTCTACAAAGTACGAACCAGTCTCCCCACCTGGCGCCTAAGCGGTTATTTGTATGAATAAGCGACTCAACTGCTTCAGTTGGTGTATAACTGCCTTCTAATACATGAACTATATCCCCACCATTCGGACGCCGCATAGCAATAGAATCATCGTTATAATCTGGTCCGAGTCTATATAGAAACTTCTTTGCAAAGTGTAATATATCGGGAAGATTCCTAAAATTTTGCGACATTCTATAAACGGTTACGTCTGGTTGATTCCATAGTCTAATTAAATAGTCTGGGTCAGAACCGTTAAACGTAAAAATCGTCTGTTTTACATCTCCCACATACATAAAGTTTTTCGGATTAATAAGTTCAAAGAATTCAAATTGCACTTTGGTACTATCTTGTGCCTCATCGAGCAGTAAATATTCCACTTCTTTTAAACAATTTGTATTATGTTTAATTTCCTCAAATAAATCATCAAATCTTTCTTGTTTTATAATATCAGTTGTATCAATGGCGCTGCCACGAAGTAAATAGTTAGCGTATGAATGTACAGTACCGATGAAGAGTCCGTTTGGAGAACCTAAACGTTCATACATTACCGAGGCTGCGTTATTTGTAAAGGTAATTGCTACAATTTTTGAAGGGTCAACCCCTTTTTCAAGTAAATAACGAATACGTTCAACTATTACTCTACTTTTACCACTTGCCGCGCTACTAAGTACAACAACCTTAGGTTCTTCTGTTTCAATAATTCGTTTTTGAATATTTGTTAATTCCATAATCCTCCTTACCCTGTCGGGCCTTACTGTCGTAAGTTTATTTTTATTTTTTATACCCGGCTTCTGCCGCGGAGTTATCAACCGCCCGCTTTGATATTATAACCATATTTGTCACTTTCATAAAAATTTATGTAATACTTTTCCATTTCAGATAATTTATCTTTTTCAGTTTCAGTTAAAATATAAAAGATAAATTCATCCCAATGGTTATATAATGCTTTATGTATATTAGTGGTTTTAATTGTTCCTATATTTAAAGATGTTTTAATGTGTTCTGTCCATCTTTTTGAAACCTCTGCTGAGGTTTTACCTATATATTTTTTACCAGTATTAATATTTTCAATACAATAAATCACATTTTTGGGACTTCGATTCCCTAATATATTATTAAACGTGTTCTTATATGCTTGCTGTAAATAAGTAGACCAAATCAATTTGTAAAGCGGCTGCTTATTATGCAACCTATCTTCTAAAGATAAAAGAAAGTGAATATCTTCTTTTTCATTATCTGTTAATTGAACAGAGTGAATTTCGTTATATTTTTCTTTTTCCTCAGACTTCCTTATCTCTTCATTTATAGCGGCGCGCTTACTACGTTCAACCTCTAATTCTTCCTGTATTTGTTTTATTTCCAGCTCTTTCTTTTTTTGTTTTTCTTCTAAGGTATCTAAATAATTGTTAATTTCTTTAGTTTTACTTTTAGTATAATCAATAAGCTCTGTGTCTGTAAGTAACAACTTTCGCTTCTTGTACTCTGCGGCCGCCCTATCAATTTCTTCAATTTTACCCTCTCGATAGAAATCTAAATCTTGATTGATTGCCTTATATTGATTTTCCTTTTCGCTGAAAATAACGTTTAATTGAGCAATCTTATTCTCTATCTCTTCTTCTTGGATTAATAAATCTGCCTTTTTTAAACTAAACTTTCTTTCTTCATTATCCCAACTTTCTTTAAATATATCTTTTAATTCTTCATTTTTAACACTTCTAATTCTATTAATTATTTGATTTTGTTTTTTAATATTTTTAATACATATTATTAATATTATAGAAAGAAGGATAATTAATACAATTAATATAACATTCATATCCATATCAATTACCTCAATTCTCTTTCTTCTCTTTTATTATAGCAAATTTTTTACCTAAAAGTCAAATTTTTATATCGTTGCCAATCTTTATCGTTTTTCCAACGAGAGTAGGCTAAAAATTTAGTCTGAAATAAATCAGCGGCAGATTTTATTCCATCTAGTTCCCAATAGGGGATTATATATATGGGTATATTGTGGGCGAGGCAATAACTTATTTTTTGTCTATCTCTTTCTTGTGCTTTTTTGAAGTCGGCGCGAGATTGATAGAATTTTGATATGTATTGGTAGTGCTGCTGTCCTTGTAACTCTATCGAGCATGGTTTGGCGCGGCCACCGTATACGTAGAAGTCAGAACGATAAGTTCCATGTTTTAAATCGCTAAACCTTTTCTCTCTTTCAAATTTATACTTCCCTTTCCTTAATAAGGTTGCAATCTTTTCTTCTCCTTTACTCATCAGTACATACCTCCTTTTAAAAAAGTAGAGTTTTGATGGGTAAACTTTACTTAATACAGAAGAAAGGATGTTCTATAGGAAAGGGAGGGCTTATGACAGAAATAAATGGTATGATTCAAGCAGGAGTTACTAGCCTGCTGGTGGTTTTTATTGGTTTAATAAAAATTCCCCCGTTACAAATTAACCTTTGGGGATGGTTAGGAAAAATAATTGGTAGAACAATTAATGGCGAAGTTTTAAAGAAGGTTGACGACTTAGCTAATGAATTGGATAGTTTTAAAGAACAACAAGAATTAGAAAATGTGCGAGGTGCTAGGCAACGTGTTCTACGCTTCTGCGACGAAATACTTTTTAAACAACGCCATTCTAAAGAGCATTTCGATGAGATTTTAGAAGATATAGACTTATATGAAAAATATTGTAGAGAACATAAGGACTATGAAAACAATAGGGCAGAACTGGCAATTTCAACTATTCGAGATGTATATAAGCAATGTTTAACAACGCATGATTTTTTAGATCATGCTCAGAAATAGATTAGTGATTAACTAGGAGTGAAAAGGAGATGGGAGATTTTACTGGATTTAAATTTGGTAATAAGCATAGCTCTGAATTAGGAATTATTAGGGTTTCCGATGGCGATAGATATGAAATGGAGTTACACCCAGAAACAGAAGATAGAACGGTTGAAATACCTGGGCTGGACGGGGGTTATTATTTTGGTTCTAACTATAAACCAAAAACTATTAATGTTAAAATAGCTTTTGATTCTCTTAAAGAAAATCAATTTAGAGAGTTAAGGCAAACTTTTAATTTAAAAAAAGTCGGTGAGCTTATTTTTGATGAGTGGCCGTATAAAAAATATATAGCAAAAATCGAAAGTCCAGTTGAACTTTCTTTTGTTTGTTTTGATGCATTTAAAAAAGTAGTAGATGCTGCTCGAGATGGCGTTAGGCGCATTAGAGAAGGAAACGAAGTTTCTTGGGAGCAAGTAACTCCATATAAAGTTCTCAATGAAAAAGAGCGGATTTATAAAGGAGAAGGAACTATAACTTTTATTTGTTATTTTCCTTTTGCCAAATCTGTCTATAAAAGCGTACCTATAGAAGAGGAAGAAAGCGAGTGGGTTGCTTCTAGTGGAATTTTGACAGCTAGTGAGTATCAAAATATTGATAAGTATGATTCTGAAACCGGAATAATTAATATTTACAATGGCGGAGATTTAGAAACCGGTTTTCGTTTATATATACCTGGCGCGCTAAGTGAGCAGTTATCCCTATTTTATAAAAAAGATAGTTTTGAAAATGGTAATACTGCATCGTTAGTAATAAATTCTTTTACCTTAGAAGGGGACGATATAGGTTTTTTAATTGATACTACTAATGCCTTAGTAATAGGAGTAAAAGAATTTGACATTGACTCTGACGGCAATGCTTCTTATAAAACCTCTAAGAATCTTTACAATAAATACGTTGATTCTGGTTATTTTTTCCATTTAGAACCAAATAGCAAAAATGATGGAGCTACTTTACAAATTAATGGCGGCATCGAAGGAATAGAAATTTTTTATGATTATCTTTATTTCTAGGAGGAAGGAATGAGTGAAAAGTTAATAAAACCATACGAGATTTCCGTTTGGGAAGATAGACTCATTCAAAACGGAAATGAATATAAGTTTATAGAAAATAAATTAGCAGTTATTGGTTCAAATGAAATGACTGGATTAAATAGGGTATATGATCCAGTTTTTAATAAGAAGGCTAATGGAGAAAGAACATTAACTTTTTCTTTAAAATATAAATATTTTGACCCATATATTGGAAACGATGAGATTATAAATCCTTTTGTGTCTCTTTTAACTAATGAACGAAAGGTAAAATTACATTATGATAATAAATGGTATGAATTTGTGGTAAAAGAGCATACAGAGTCAAGTGAAGATTTTGAATGGACTTATACTTGTGATGATGCTTTTGTTCTTGAATTATCTAAAAACGGGTATAATTTGACTTTTGATACAGAGTTAAATAATAATCAAGGAACTGCAATTGAATTAGCCAAAAAGACATTAAAAGATACTAATTGGAAGGTCAGCGATGATTCAGATAGCCTTATTCAATTAATATCTGAACCCATATATAAGGCTACTTTGGTATCTACTAGTGATGTAGAAATTATTAATGCTAGTAATACTGATGAACCAATACCTAGCGCCGGTAGTAATATTTATCTTTTTTATACCTATGTTAAAAATCAAAATGGGAAAAATGTTCAGTTTATTATTAGGGATAACAATAGGAAATATACGATTGATGATACAAATGTAATTACAGATACTAATTTTAGAATTACTACTGAATTATTTTTTAAAAATGATCATTTTGAAAATGAAGCTGGGGTTACTATAATCTCTTTCGGTGAAGCAGAGACAAAATATCAAGCAAATCGTTTGGCTTATGGGCAATTGACTACTTATGATCCAGTGATGGAGCGTACGGTAGATCGTTTTGGCATAACGAATCATCCAGAAACCGAAGTATATAAATATACTGATTACGTTTATACTACTTCTAATGTAATTATGAATTATTTTACTAATGGCGATAATTTCAACGCGTTAGAAGATGGTTCGTTACAGGGTTGGAATCCGTATGTAGAATTTGAAGAAGGGAAAGATGTTAAGAAGTTAGAGCTAATAACTAGACCAGAAATAGGCGAAGGAAAAGCACTAGTTAATACAGCCTCTCTTTCACAAATAGAAGGCTTTTTGAAGGCTTATTTCCCCGGTGCTTTAAATTCAAAA